GAACCTGTATAAGATGATGATAATCTTCTTAATGAAAAAGCTACAGCAGCTCCAGTGTATGTGTCAAGAATTCCCGTAAATGCAGGAACTCCTGGTTGTACTTGGTATGGATTAATAATAAACCCCATAGTCTTATGCTCTTGTTCCGATCAATACTACTTTCAAACCTTTAGCTGTGCCATCACCTATTTGGTCGATGTCAATAGTGATTTCAGCGTCATCTGCCAAAGCACTGTCAGAAATAACCGCAGCAGTTGCAGCCGTTGTACTCGTCTTTTCGGTGTTGTCAATAGTCAGCTTCGTGGATAGTACAGAAGTCCCGCCTTCGTTGATGTCAACCGTAAAGATAGAACCTGAAGCCTGAGCCGTAGAAAGTGAAGCGCGTACACCTGTTAAAGTCATTGCGTGTGGCATACGGAAAGTAACCTTTGCAGTGCCCGTAGTTAAAGCAGTTGTTTCATCCGATGCAGCAACAACAAGTTCTACAGGTAGCCCACTTTGAGCTAGCGATTTAATATTTGCACCTGTAACGCTTTTAGTAACGTAAGTACCACCACCTGCGCTTTCGGATATAACCATTAAATCCGTAGTCGCTAATGCTGCGCCTTTCGCTGTTAACTGACTTATTTTCTTTTCTGCCATTTTATTTTTTTTATCGTTCTAGTAAAGTCTCACCTGCATAAGAAACATCATAAACGGCACCAAATCCACCGCTGTTAAATAATGTTTCATCTATTAGAAAGTCAGATGCTTCAGTAACAAAGAAATCTGAGTTTTCAGCAAGTAGGTTAGTAGTCTCTAAACCACCGCTACTTCCATCAGCTCCCCATCCTATCGTGTTGAGAACTCCTTGTCCCCATCCTATGTCGTTCGCCATCTTTATCTGCTTTCTGTAAGTATAACTTTAACTTCTTTATATTGTTGTCTTTCGGTTTGTACTTCTTCATAGTTTATTTATTTACAAAACCCACCCTAAAAAGTTATTATCCGTTCTTGGGTACATATCCCCGTTAGAATTAGAATTATATTCAGGGAATAGATTATTGTTAAAAGCCATGTAATCAACAAAACGTTGCGTATAGTGTTGCGCTATTTGTCTTTCTTTCTCTACTAAAAAGTCTACTTCGTTTTTATCTACCGTAGTAGCGTTTTCTGATTCGTGTTTATACACCCCTTTATTAGCTATCGTATAAGCTGCAAATGGAAGATACTCAACCATAGCCCAGTGTATCAAAAGGGGCTTAACATAGTTTGTAAGCAAAGAAAGATAGTTACCACTCAAAGTATTAGCTACAATATCAGCTTTGATTTTATTTAATAGATCAGTTCCTAAGATAGACTGAACGTGAACGTCCTGAGCAATCTTTACAAACTGGATAAATTTGTCTGTATCAACGTTACCATTTACCGCAGTAAACTTAACTACGTCTGTTCTCGTTATTAATAATGCTTCTGCCATTATTTTCCGTAATTAGGGTGATGCCCGTTATTAGGCATATCAATAGGTGCTACTTTGCTTTGTGCGTTGCCTGTAGGTTTAGGTTGGTACGATTTAGGTATTGAATTAACTTCGTTAGAAGAACTCAAAGACTTATCCTCTACATACTTTCCGTCTTTTTGTTTAAGTTTGTAAAGTACCTCTTTCCAATAGTGTGAGCAATTAACTCCACCTTTGAATTTAAACAAATCGTAAGGCTGTCCTTTATGCCCTAACTCGCTATTTACACCTGCTCTGCTAGCCTTGTCAATATCTTCTAAACGATATACTACACCGCTTGCAGTTCGAGACATCATTTTTACACAAAAGTCTCTTGAATTAGGTTTGCTATAACGCTCTGAATATTCATAACGAACCTTATAGACAGACTTATCTAAATTAGATTCTCTGCTAGGCTCAGATTTAATTATAGAAGCAAGCTTCGCTAATACGCTTTTCTTTGGATTTAACGCATTATTTACCCACTCTTCAGTACTTATGTTATCCGCCTTTACTTCACGCTCTGTAACGCGTTCCCATTCCTCTCCTAATACTTCGCCTTCAAGGTCGTTTAATAGCACGTCTAACTCTTCGTCTGTAGCTTCTGCGCTCATTTGAACAGGTGCAATATCTGAACCGCCTGCTTCTGCCTTCAATCCTACTAAAGCGCGAATCTCGTTAGGTGTCATTGATTCAAGAACCTTATTTGCTACAAGTGGAGAAAGTGAGTTAATAGCTGTAATTACTTTTTCAGCTTCATCCGTTTTTGTCAAGTCTCCTTCAGCATCCAATGGCTGTAATTCTTCAAATCGTAAGTCTAGACTAACGTTATTATATGCTAACGCTTGATCAATAGCTTCTAAGATAACTTCTTGTTTAGGCTTAATAACCATATTATCAAACAAGATAAAGCTATTCTGTAACTCGTCTGCATTTGAACTAAACCCTGTAGTGGTAGCAATACCAAAAAGAAGAGGTGAAGTAACGTTATGTGAAAGCATGATCTTACGCATACACTCTTCGCTTAACTGGTTGTACAAGTCTGGAGCATCGTTAACAGGCATAGCATCTACCGTAGTCTTGCTTTCAGAGTTGTTATTAAACGCTACAATTAATTTGTGCCCATCTGTTCCTGAAAGTTGGCTTAAAACCTTGCTTTTTATTATGTCTTGTTCTTCAGGTGTAGGAACTCCGTTATTAAAGTTCACTACAATACGACCACTAAAACCACGCTGAACCTCATTAATAAGGTAGTTGGAAATCTCTTCTTCTAAAACTGCGTAAGGTATACCGCCTTGATAGTCTACATAGCTAAAGTATTTCATCCCCACAGAGTAAGGCTGAACGATTAGTATCTCTACTTTCTCATTACCAAATCCAAATGCAGGTATTCTTTCGGGTGCATAGTTTCTTATGTCTTCCCAATTATTAGAGTAGTAGTAAGCTTCTATTTCTCCGTCTTTATTGCACTTTTCAGGTGCTAACAAATGCACGGGAATGTGATATAGCTTTTGTACTTTTTTTCTGTCAGCTGTGTAATGTACTTGAAACGCTGCTTGTCCTAACATTTCAAAGTCTAACACTACCTTACGCAAATCTTCTGCACTAACCATAGCTTTCATCTGAGCGTACTCATTAGGCTTTTTGTTAGCATCAGTAGCACTCAACCCTTTGCCGTAGATAAGGCGAGAAATATTGTTTATGATAGCGTTGTTAGTTGTGGAATTCTTGTAACGCTCCATTAGGAAAGTATAGTAAGAATTGTTCTCACCATAAGTTACCCATTCATTCTTCTTTGATTCCTCTATTACTGGCGGTTCGTAAGAAGCCAATTTTAGCACGTGTACATTACTCATATAAAATAAAGTCGTTATTTGACGTATTCACTACATATTGTCCATTGTTTACGCTAAATGTTGGTATAGCCTGATTAGTACAGAATATCTTATCCTTGTAAACTATGTCCGTGTTTTGCTTAAGTGTTAAAGTATAAAAGTGATTTTGCTTTAAAGAGAAAGTAGCCGTGATAGTATCATAGTAGCTACCTGTAACGCTTGATGCAATAGTAACGTTTGTAGTTAAACCCGTTTGCTCATCCGTAATTTGTAGCGTATTGTACGCACTCGAACGAGGGATAAAACTAAAAGTCTGCGCTGATGCTGTCTCTTGTAAGATAATCATACTATATTAACTTTAATGTACTTAAATTGTTTTGTAAAAGAAAAGGGCAACCGAAGCTGCCCTAATCTAAACACTATGAAAGAAACACTATGAAGTGACAATAGTAGCTGAAGACATTACGGTAACAAGACCTGCTTCAGTTGAACAATTCAAGAAGTTTGCAGGAATATTCTCCATACCTGTGAAAGTAAGTGTGTATCCGTTCAAATCTCCCATTGCAGTACCGTTAGAGATAGTACCTGTAGCCATATCCATTCCACGCTCAAGACCAGCAAGGAAGTATTGGTTAGCACGTGTTCTAACGATGATGTGAGGTCTTCCGTAAGCTAACAATTTAACCAATTTGTGTTTAGCAGCAGATTGCTGTTTCAACGTAACTGTTAAAGTTTGCTCAACGAAAGTAGTTCCGTTATCACGGCTAGAAGTAATTGTTTGCTCAAAAGAGTTTGCACCCTTCAACTCAAACTTATAGATATTAGATACACCATTAACGTCGTTAATCATATCTGTTTGTGTGCCATCGTACGTAAGATCAGAAGCTGTGTAGTCTCCGTAGTTGATTAGGTAGATAGCATCTAACCCACCAACCGCTGATTTACACGGTTCCGCTACACCATTTGAAATATCGCAGCTCATTTTTTAAGTTTTAAATATTGTATAAAAAAGGGAGGGAAGAAAAACCGCCCTCCCCGATTATTTAATTAGCTAATATTAGTTAGCAGAGTTAGTAACTCCGTAAGTAACACAATCTCCAGCGAAACCATACTTAGCATCCGCTGTGAAACGCATGATTACACGTACGTTTTGAGAACCATCAAGGTCAGCCATATCGATAACTTTAACCTCATTCAAGTCAGAAAGAAGACCTGTAGCGAAGTGTAGGTTAGAAGATTGCGTCAAAAGACCTCTGTTGTCATCAAGACCGTAAGCTAAGAAGATTGGAATACCATCGAAAGAAAGTGATCCGTTAGTATACCATTGAGTACCTTGTGCATTAACACCATTAGCACCCAAACCTGAAGCACCAAATCCACCCAACGCACGGATATAAGCACGAACGATGTTAGAAGAAAGATACAATTTCAAATCTGGTTGTCCGTACAAACGTGATGGACAAGCATCTACGATTTTACCAAGTTCAGCAATAACGTCACCTGCATCTACTGTAGTACCTGCTACCTCTTGTGCAGCTGGTAAAGCAGCATCAACTGCAAGTTGGCGCATAATACCTGAGAATTCACCTGCTGAAGCATTGTTACCTTCCCAGATAACACCTTCCATGTGTGAAGCAACCTTCTCAGCTACGTGAGCGATAAGGAAGTCAGCGAAAGATTTAGGAAGAACATCGAATGCTCCGTAACCCATCTCAGCTGCTTGCCATGTTTGGTGGAAATCTTTTTTACAAAGTTGTAAGTTAACTTGGAACTCTTCAGGATTCAATACCTTCTCAGTCAAAGTTAAAGTTGAAGTAGCGTCAAAATCACAAGTAGCGTTCTTAACGATTCCGTCAGTAGCAACACGTTGGATAACTTGTTTGTACTTAACATTTGGGTGGATAGTCAAACCACCTTGCTCTAAAGTTGGTGCAGACAAAAGTGCTGCAGCAATGTACTTACCCGCAAATTCTCCCGAGTAACTTGTAGTGATGCTAGTTGTAGTAGCCATAATTAATTGATTATTAGTTATTTAAAATTTATTTGTTTAATTTTTCAAGGATAGAATCCATAGTAGTCTTTGCTCTTTTAGAAGCAAATTTGAATCCTTCCACTTTATTTTCTTTCTCAGGGTTGAAAGTGATAGGTTTCACCTCTTCAAGTTCGACCTTAACCTCTTCAGTAGTTTCTTCAGTAGTAACTTCTGTAGTAGGTTCAACTTTTGAAAACATTTCCAATTTAGCTTTCAACTCTTCGTTCTCTGCTTTCAACGCTTCCATCTCGCTAAAGAATGTTTCTTTAATGATAGATTCTACCGTCTTTTTCGGAGTAGTAACTTCAACTTCAGCTTCTGCTTCAACTGGCATCTCTGCTTCAGGTGCTTCTACTTCGATTTCAACCTCTGGAGCTTCTTCTTCTTTCTCTTTGATCTCTGCAATGATACCTTCTACAGCAACAACAAGAATACGACCATCTTCTAGTTCGTACTCACCTACAGGCAAAGGTATTTTTTGTTCGTCTTCAGTTACGATAACTACAGCCATTTCAGGGTCAAAAGAATCAGCTTCGATCATAGTCATTCCATCTGCAAGCTTCATCATTTCAAGCTTAACTTCCATCCCTAGAAGTTGCTTAATTTGTGTTAATACATTTGTTTTCATACCTTATTAACTTTTGCTTATTTACTCTGTTGTATTTTTTAGTTAATCTGTCTTACAGTATTAGTGTTTACGACATTGCTAGTTACTTGATTTACTAGACTTCCTACACCTTGCGCCTGTAGTGTTCCGTCACAGCATTCTGCCTTATACGTTCCATCGTCGCACAGACATCCACGTCTACCGCCTTTAGGTGAAGTGTTGCTTACAGTTTTGTTTTTCTTTGCCATACTTATTATTTTATTTGCCTTGTCTTGTATAAACTTTAACATAATTTTTACTTGACTTTATTTTACTCGTCTTACTCTTTGCATGAACTCCAGGTCTTTTAACCTTTGGCTTCTTAAGAAAGTTAGTTACGTTAGTTTGCTTCGCCATTTCTAATTTGTTCAAGTTTACGTTGCGCCCATTCTACTCCTTCATCACCACCCCAACTTAGCCACATTAATCTACCGCATCCATCACCTAACTCTTTCTGTGAGTTTTGTCTGTGTCTTTCAAATGCTGCCA